CCGTAACTACAATATTGGTAATGCGATGAAGTATCTGTGGAGGGCAGGTATTAAGAATGAAGACACCCACATCCAAGACCTTGAAAAAGCCATCTTCTACATCAAGGACGAAATCAAGCGCATCCAAGGCCAGTGAATGGTCTGCAGTAAGGACGACAGGTATGTTTGGCTGGTGTAGCATGAATGACCATGAAAACTGCCCAGGAGAAGGCTCCACGGCGCTCTGCAGCTGCCGTTGCCACATCAAAGAGCCGAATGCTGCCAAAGAAGATTAAAGTCGGTCCTCAGGTCTTTGAGGTAATTGAGCGCTCCCACAAGGAAGATGGGATGCTAAACGACGGCAGCTATGGCTACACTCTTGACATCCATAACACAATCGTTATTGACAAAGACATCCACCACAGCAAAAAAGGTGTAACACTTTTGCATGAGGTGATGCACGCTGCTCGTATGGTGTTTGAAAACCCTACAAAGCCAAAGAAGAACGCCGAGTTTGAAGAGTGGGAGCACCACTTCATTGGTATTTGGGAAAACTCTCTACTAATGATTTTGCGAGATAATCCTGACCTAGTAGAGTACCTCTTAAAGGAGAACTAAATGGCAACTAAGAAAGAACCAAAGGTATTTACCTTAAAGCAGTTATCTGACCAGTCTTACGAGGCTTACTGGGAGGGCATGGCAGATTGTCACAACATTACCATGACTGCTATGGAGCGTCTACGCAACAGTCTAGAGGATACGCAAGCTGTCTACTACATTGGCGACGTTATTGGTGAGCGTACAAAGAGAATGGAAGAGCTACAGCTTGCCCAGGACACTGTCACTATGCTTATGGACATGTTTCAAGAAAAGTATGACGAGGCTATGGACAGGTCCAAGGCGAGACAGCGTCGTGAAGAGGCTATTGAAGATGCTGCCAAATTAAACTTGTATAAGTAAACATGAGTTTTTTCATTTATACTAATAATTACAGGCCCTGATTCTGCGTAGTCAGGGTAGGCCCTTGGGCCTGTTAGAGTACGACGACGGAGCTGTCCCTGATAACCTTCGGGTAGGTCACACAGCCGTTCAGATGAATTCTAGAGTAGTAGTCTGACACCGCACAGCCTGAGGTGCGTCTTGAGCAAGGCTGAAACTCCTGATGGGAATACTCGTCGGGAGTTTGCTTTCTCCCCTAGCTCAATGGCAGAGCGTCCGACTGTTAATCGGGTGGTTCCTGGTTCGACCCCAGGGGGGAGAGCAAACAGTAAGTTCCTTCGTAACGGACTTGGGGTTATATAACACCTAAAGTCGCAGCCCTACGAACTTACTGGGGGCCAGACGCATTGCTGCGGCACGTCTGGCCCTATTTTCATTAAACGAACAATAACCTTCATTTATTGAAAATCCTGTATACTGTTACCGAACATGCCAACTGGGTGTTCATAACTCAACCTGTGCTTCGGGCAGGGATGCTCGAGGCACGTATCGTCTAAGGAGATACAATGTCCAGAAATCCATTTGAAATTCAGCCGTGGAATGACCACACCTATCCACCTGCTAAAACCAAACCAAAAGCAGTAGACCAGAAGCCTGCTACTATCTACACTCTCTTCCCTAACATTGACCGTTGGGGTATTGGCTATGACTCTGTATTCAACACCCTTACAGAGCTAGCGCAGCACAAGCCTTCCTTTCCTCCATACAACCTAACTAAGTCTGGTGATAGCTACACCATCACCATGGCTCTTGCTGGGTTCAAGAAGGACGAGGTAGAGGTGTTTGTAAAGGACCGTGTGCTCACGGTGCGCTCAGACATCGAAGACCGCAACGACATCCCTGAAGAGGGCAAGTTCGGTCAGGTAATCCACCACGGCATCGCTCAGCGTAACTTCACCACTACCTTTGCTATTGCAGAGTACATTGAGGTAAAGAGCGCCAAGCTTGAAGACGGACTACTAACCATTAAGCTAGAGCTTGAGCTTCCTGAAGAAAAGAAGCCTAAGCAGATTGAGATTAGCTAATGAATATTAATAAAGATATGACTCCAAGTCGTTTTGTAGAGGTGTTCGGTCCAGCTCTGCAGGAATACTTGGAGCAGACATACGGCAAAGACGGGGCATATGTCCTCGACTTGCTTCCACAGTCAGCTGAGTTTTTCAGCGTGTCGTATCACGCCATAGCTGCTTTGGAGTATTCTGAATACACTTCTTCTGAGGGGGTTGTGTCCCAAAACGAGGAAGTTAAGTAAACTGAATAGTGGTGGGGACAAGGGTAAGTAAAAATAAAACAACTAACCTATAAACCTAACAAAATCTTCAATTACGTCTTCTGGGTCTTGTCCCTACCGCTATTTACAAAGGAGTAAGAATGCCTGTTTATGAGTACTACTGCAAAAAGTGCGATACCAAAACAGAAATCTCTCACCCTATAAATCACACCCCTGAAATCTTGTGCGAAAAGTGTTATGCGCCTAGAACTAAGTTGTTCGGCGTTGGAGCCACCATATTTAAAGGTAACGGCTGGGGTTCCTCCAAGTTTTAGCTTATGACTCTCAGAGAACAAATCATCGCTCTGCGAGAGCATGGGGCTACCTACGACCAGATTCAAGCTCAACTTAAGTGCTCTAAAGGCACTATTGCCTATTATCTAGGTGAAGGCCAAAAAGAAAAGACACACAAGCGCCAGAACGACCAACGAGCCAAAGTAGCTCGCTTTATCGCTGGAGTCAAAGATAACCAGCACTGCGTAGAGTGCGGTATCGCCTATCGCTACTGGCAGCTAGAGTTTGACCATTTATCCGAAAAAGAGTTCACTATTGGACAGTTCAGAAGCCACACAACTGACTTAGCTCGTATCAAAGCTGAGATTGAAAAATGCGAAATAGTCTGTGCAAACTGTCATCGAGACCGTACTTATCGCCGCAGAGTAGAGTCTGAAGAAAACTAATCTTTTTTTGCTGTCAAGTTGAACTTAAAGTAAATTCCATGCTAGGGTTTTGCCTCATAACTGAATAAGCAATGTCGATTCGACAATAAACGACCGAGAAATTACTCTCAATCAGGAAAGGTAGGTCGCTAAATGAAGAAACACGTATTGATGATGGGCAGCATTCTCCTAGGTCTGACTACATGTGTAGGTCCAGCCTCAGCAGATTCGGAGCCCGTCCATAGTCCTAAACGGACTACTATCAACTCCCCGTCATTATTGGCCCACATAGAAGAGGCCGCAGAGCAGCAGACGCTGCAAGAACAAATAGAAGCCAAACAAGCTGAAGACCGTGCTAGAAAGCTAGCCGAACAACAGCTACGTGAGCACAACACTGCTCGAGTAAACGGTGTCCTAAACATCCTCACTGACCGTATAGGTAAGACTCGCTACGTATTCTCGGGGTCTACTCCTGGCGGATGGGACTGCTCAGGCCTTGTGGTGTGGGCCTATGGAGAGCTAGGTATTGAGTTAGAGCACAGAGCGTCTAAACAACAGCACGCTGGCGTACAAGTCAATGAACCAAAGCCAGGTGACATCGTCGTATTTATTTACAACGGTAGAAAGTCTGCTTATCACGTAGGCATCTACGTAGACTCAGACACGATGATTCACGCTGGTGGCGGTCGTGGTGATGCTACTGAGCTTGCTTCAATCAGCAAGTTTGCAGGAAAACATTCCACGATTACGTATAGGCGGTTGCTGCAAACAAGCTAGTTTAGGCCTAACGCTGTAGCTGCTTGTGGCACACTAATACCAGACTTTAACTAAGGAACGGATTAATGGGCCTAGCAGATAACGCCGCACGTAAGGCTGGCGAAAAAGTAGTCGTCAAGCCAACTACGGCTGCAACCACGTCAGCCAGCAGCCCTACCGTTACTCCTGCAAACAAAGCTACTTCTGAGCCTTTTAAGGCAGTAACTAACTTTGTTCTTGGAGAAAACATCGCTGGTGCTCTGCGTGGTGAGAAGAGCTGGAATGCCGTAACTGGCAAAGACGTTGCTTTGGCCGCTGCTACGTTCATCCCTGGAGGCATAGGTCTTGGAGCCAAAGCTGCTACTACCGCTGCTAAAGCAGCTTCCACTGTAACCAAAGTAGTAGCACCTGCTGCCACTACAGCAGTGAAAGCAGCTCCAAAAGCGGCTACAACTGTTGCCCCTAAAGTAGCAGGTCCAGCCTTGTCTGTAGCTCAATCAGGTGCAGCGGCTGTATCTAGGCCTACGTTTAACGCAGCAGCAGGTGTCGCAAATATGGCTGCAGACGTCAAGAATGTAACCACTGCGATTAAGAACAGCCCAGTAGCAAAAAACACCTTGGCATTTACAGGTACATTGGCTGCTGGCTCTGCTGCTGTTGGTCCAATTAAAGACGCAATCACTAGCTCTAGCGCCGCTCCTACCACTCGTCCTACGACTACTGGAGGAAGCACTGCGGGTGTGCCTAGTGCAAAAGACGGTAAGGTATGGACCCCAGCAGACTCCGTTGCTCGTCCAACTACTACTGGCGGAAGCACTTCTATACCATCATCTATTGGTGGTACTTCTTTGCCCGCTGACACGGTATCCAAGCCTGCAGTAACTGGAACCCCAGCAAATGTAGCTACTGGCTCAAGCACCGCCGCTGGTGCTCGAGTAGGAAGTGGTGACGTTGCAGTACCAGGCACTGCTACTGGTGCAGCCACTGGCGCTGCTACAGGTACAGGAAGTGCCGTTGGCGTAGGCTCTGGAGCTGCTGTAGGTTCTGGTGCTGTTTCCCTTCCAGGAACTAGCACTATTGGGGGCACCACCACTGGAACTACTACTAATGTTGGTTCTCAAGCCACAACTAACACGGCTGCCAGGACTGCTACTAACACCGCTACTCGTACTAACACAAGTACCAATGCTCCAAGGCTCAGATTCCCATTACCTAGAGTCAACTTCCCAAGCCTAGAAGGAAGCCCTGTGGAGCCAGGTGCTGTGCAGTCTGACTGGCAAGAATTCAGAGGCAATACATCTACTGTCATTCAAAAGGGAGCAGCTGCTACAGCTCCAGGAATGGCTACCTTCTCTGCTCGACCAGGAGCAGAAAGCGGAAAGCCAAAAGAAACTGGTAAAGCTGAGGGCACTGACACTGCTAAGGGACCAAAAGAGTCTCGTAGCAAAGGGTTTACTAGCTGGGCTTACAAGAACCCAACTGATTAATTAGTTAATTACTCCGTCTCCAATAAGGCGCATCAGGGGGGCCTAACCTGGAGAGATAATGAAGTTATTCGGAAATGTAATGCTACGCATAGTAGCTACGTTTGTCGCATCTGCACTAGGAGTCATTGGTGCAGGCTCAATCATGGGTGTAGACCTGTGGATTGCCGCCGCTATGGGCGGTATCTTGGCTGTAGCTAAAGTTATTGAGCTACTAGCCTTAGCCTTCCTTGAAGATGGCAAGCTGACGCTGGCAGAGATTAACGCCGCTTTCCGTCAGACTGTTGCTTTGAAGAATGTAGAGGAAGAGGACCCTAAGAAGAAATGAGGAACCTGCGAATATTCGCAGCACTATTCCTAGCATTTGGTCACTTATTTATCGCTACTCCAGCACAAGCAGCTCAAACAGGAGCTGTACTTATCACTTGTGAGAAGAACGGCACCCAAGGCACTTATCAGGTTGCTTGGGATAACTCAAACCAGTTCTTTGAAGGCAAGGGGAACATCGCTGCGCTCTACTGTGAGGGCGGGTTTTCGCCTTTAGGTCAAGGCGCAACTTACGTGTCAGACACTCTTACTGACGAGTCGCTTCGGTACTATAACGGCGTTGCTCCAGAACCCACTCCCGCACCGAGTCCGAGCGAATCACCTCAATCTGAGCCAACCTCTTCTCCAGAGCCCACTCCCACAGAATCGGCATCAACGAGCCCAGAACCAACAGAGTCAGAAACGATAAGCCCAGCTCCTGAACTGACCAGCTCACCAGAACCACAGACAGAGTCGCCAACAGTGTCAGAAGAAGTGACAGAGTCACCCTCTTCAGCTCCAAGCGTCTCACAAGAACAAACTGTATCTCCAACCCCTACCTCCTGGGACTACGTTGCTAATGAAGGTAGCATACTTGAGGCTACTGCGCCAACAGGCATGGTCTTTTCTGGAGCAACTGCACGATACGTAGCGCATGATACAGAGTGTGGTATTGACGTATCAGAAATAGTAGCTGCACAATTTGACGGTAAGACGTCGTCGAGTATTGCTGCAGATAACGGCACTTTTGGTGACCCATGTCCAGGTTGGTACAAAAAACTAGTAGTTAACTTTACTTATGCTTCAGCGCCTGTATCAGACCCAGGGCCTACTTCTTCTCCTGAGCCCAGTGTAACACCAGCCCCGACACCAGAACCAACCCCAGAACCCACACCACAGCCGACCCCAGAGCCCACGTTGACTCCACAGCCGCAACCTGAGCCGACGTTGACCCCATCGCCCGAACCGACACCTGAACCAACACCTACCCAAACACCTTTGCCAGAACCAACACCAGAACCACAACCGACACCGTCAGAAACACCCCGTCCCACACCCTCTCCAGAACCTGAGCCAACACCCGAACCCGTAGACCCAACACCGACTCCGAGTCCTGAGCCAGAGCCTTCTCCGACCACGACTCCAACGCCCACCCCAACAGAGCAGCCAACACCAAAACCATCAGAAACAGCTCAACCATCGCCTACTCCGACCCCAAGTCCGTCAGTGCCAGTACCAACCCCCACACCAACCCCGACACCAACACCAAGTCCCGAACCCAAGCCCAGTCCTGTCCCAGAACTTGTCCCGACCACTCCAGAAGAGGCGACATCTGATACTCCTATCGCTGACGTAGCAGCTGTTATTGAAAACGTGAATCCAACCACTCTAACGGAGGCACAGGTTGAAGTGTTGGTAAGCGTAGCTCTACAGACATTTGAAACAGCAGAGCCTGGGTCTGAGGAGTATGAGCAGGCACTAGACCTGCTTCTCGTAGCTGCTCAGGCAGACGACATTGTATTAGATGAGGAACTAGCGGCGATACCGCTTATTGGAAACGTAGCTGGAGCAGCAGTTGAAGTATTCAACGCCCTAGGAAATGCGGGAGCAGATATGTCCCCGCAGGTCCGTGAACAATCAGAAAAGGTTGTTATTGCAGCCGTCATCGTTGGGCAAGTAGCGATGACCGCAACAGCAGCCGCAACTAGTGCAGCAGCAGCTGCAGCAAGGAGACCATAATGTTGAAGTTCATTAAGGCCCTATTCAAGGACATTATCGACCAAGCATGGACCTTGCTCGGTATGTTCGTTGCGTGGGTTGTATTGGAAGGTTCAGCAAAAGACGTAGTAGGCATGCTAATCTGGGTGACCCTAGGAGTGTGGGTCATTACCTTCCCACTACGTTATGAACGAGATGACACTAAGTAACGACGAGTTATTTGCTAAGGCAGACTTTGAGGCTCGTCAGACAGAAGCCCGCATAGGAAGAAAGCTTTCTCCTGACGAGTACTCAGAGTTTGTCTGGTGGTATATGCAATCGCTGCGCTATACCCCAGAGCTTAGACCCCCAAATCCGTTCGAATAAGTCACAATTGATTCCGAGGGCAACGGACGTCTAAGGAATACTATGAGTTGGAAGCTGCCCTTCCCAGATAAGAAGATTACTGGGCACTATGGCACAATGTCGGAGTTCCGCCGCAAGAACGGAATGCAAGCCCACAGCGGTACCGACTGGGCAATGCCAGAGGGAACTAAGATTCCCGCAATCGCAAAAGGAACTGTCAAGCTAGTACAGTTCAGCAAAGTTCTAGGCTGGGTTCTAGTCCAGTCTGCTATGGACAAAGAAGGCAAAATCTGGTACATCGGGTACTGCCATCTAAAGTCCGAGCCAACTCTCGAGGTAGGCGCAAAGCTTGCCGTGGGAGACACTATTGGCCTAGTCGGGAATACTGGCAGCGCCTCAAGTGGGCCTCACCTCCATGCCACTCTATCCCGTCAGGTAAAAGGCGTATTTGGCCCAACCGCATCCAAAGCAGATTTGTACAAAGCTATTAAGGAGAACGCATAATGAAGGACATCGTAAAGCAGATTGTTGCTCGTGCAGTAGGTCTATTCTTGGCGACCTTTTTCGCTGGTACTGGAGTAGGTTCTATCGCAACCAATGGTGACTGGTGGCTCGGTTCCATCATCGGTGTAGGAACCGCTTTCGCTGCAGTTTTGACCATGCTGGGCGTATCGCTCACTTGGCAGGGCTCCTTGGACAGCAAGGATGTGGCCAACGCATTTCGTGCAGCAGTAGCTAAAGCCGCTGAAAGCAACGAAAACCTAGAGGCAGCTCTGAAGGTCGAAGAAGACGGCGACTTCACTTTTGAAGACGTAGAGTTCGACGACGAAGACCCAGAGTTCGACATCAACGACGAGTCTGACATTACGCCAGACAAGGACGAGGACTTCAGGTAGTTCCTCATGACGGTCTCGCTAGAACTAGTACTTAGCCTCGCTGTAGCAGTAACAACTTTAGTAGGAGCAGGATTGGCAATCAATCAAGTTTTAAAGCCAATTAAAGCAATGTTGCACGAATGGAAAGAGTTCATGCGAGATTGGGCTGGAGAGCCCGCCAGGGACGGCAGAGACGCCGTTCCTGGTGTCATGGAACGTCTAAACAATATAGACGGCGAACTGAAGCGAAATGGTGGAAAATCTATTAAGGACACTGTCAACCGAATTGAGAAAAGACTCATTGAGGGTGACCGCAAGTTCGAAGAGCTAGCTGCACGCATCGCAGAGCTCGAACAGAAAGTTGGTTAATAATGCCCGCAATGTCATTCGGTAACGCTGGTGGCGCTCTAGGTGCAGCTGGAGGTGCTTTATCTGCTGCTGGTAGAAAGATGCAGCAGCCTAAGAACCCCCTGAACAGTGGCGGTGGAATGAGCATGTCTGCTCGCAAGTACCGCAAGGTGATGAACACCAAGGTAGAGGCTTACCGTCAGGTAGCTGACATCGACACTCAAAACCGTGCTACTCGCATTGACCAGTCAACTAAAGCTATGACTGACTTGAAGGCTGCAGGCTTTCACACTATTGAGCACGATACTCCAGATGTAAAGGTCCGAGCTCAATCTGAGCCTGGCATGCCTGTAGACCGTGCCCACAACCCTAGCGCCGACGTGCACGGCCACCCAGGCGCTGGATTTTCACAGACTCACGGATACTCGGGAGATGCAGCAGCATTGCCTGGTGCCCACAACGTTATTACTCTACCTCCAGCAGCAATCAGAGTATCTTCCTCTCGCCCTCAGCCAATGGCACTAGAAGGCGGTAAGGCTACTGACATGGGAGCTCAAGCAGGCTCTCGTCCAGCGGCTGCTAAGCCAATGTTCAAGGCCAGCACCACGGACGTAGTAAAGGCGGGCAGCTTCATGGACCAACCAACTAAGGCCCAGCCTGCAATTGCAGACAAGCTGAAGAGTGGTGGCGCTATTGCTATGGGCAGCACTGCGACTAAGGGCAAAATGAAGGGCCCTAAGCTCATGAAGAGCCCTGATTCAGGCAAGCTAACCGAAGCAGGTTGGGACGCTAAGCTCAGCGCACAAGAAGCAGCCCACCTAGCTAGCCGTAAA